CTAAAGTTTACTCTATCTAGATTTACTACACTCAAACTAGTCCAGTCAACATAGTTATCTGTTGTTTGTATTTCTAAACTAGGATTAAATAACATCAGTATTTGTTCTAATATTTGTAACTTTTGATCAGTGTTACTTGTCCATATATCAACTGCTACTCCTAGTGTATATGGACTTGGCATAGGACGTTCAATAGTATAGTTTTTACCTTGAGTATTTAAATATTCATTATTATCACTATCGTATGCTCGTTCTCTAATATTCATTTTACTGACAAATGTTGCGTCACTTGAGCGACTTCTGTCCATTTCTAAATTTGTCACATAAACACTTATGCGTGGCACCGATGGAAGTTTATTTTCACTATTTTCTCTTATGATGTTGGCAACTTGTCTAGTGATATCTCCGTACATCACAGGAATACTTGATATAGTTCCATCGTTAGTTTTATAGGTAAATCCGCTCATCAATCTAACAATTTGAGTTATGTAACGTCTAATCTGTCCATCATAAAAATGTTGCATTAGTTATCTGCCTTTGGTTTGAGTGCTTTACTCAAGCTCTGTCTTTCTTTTACAGTATCGCCTGCTATATTACTTTCGTTAGTGTTATTAACAAATCCTGTGCGCTGTGTATTTCTTGTATCGCTGTTAGAAAGTGTATGTCTTACTGCATCTTCCATTTTTACCCATCTACTTCCATCATATCTAAATAGTCTATTCGGCAAAAAGTCAGTGCGTAAAAAATAATCGCCAACATGCGTATTTGTAGGAAATGTTATACCACTACCAAATGCTTCGCCATTAGGAGGAATACCGTCGCCTAATAAGTAACCAGTATATCCTGTTCTTTCCGGTGCTTTGTTTATTCTATCAGCTTCTATACCACTAGATGCGTCTAAGTCTGTAACATCGACAGTGTTAAGTTCGGGCACTCCGTTTTCGTCAACTTGTAAAGTATACAAGTGTGTAGTATCGGCACCACTTTTAGCAGAATCTGCTTCTGCTTGTGCAACAACTGCATTGTTGATTTGCATTTCTTTTTCAAATGTACTTAACAAGTCTTTTAGTGTATTGTCTGCATCGTCATTTGCAGGAAGATCAAGTATGTCTTTAAACTCTTGACTATCTACCATTTGTTTAAGTTTTAATCTATACAAATGCGGATACCAAGTTTGTGAAAAACCTTCTGCTGCACGATTAACATCTTCTACAACGTAAAATCTTTTTAATGCAACACTGTAATCGTTTGCTGCATATTCATCAGCTAAATGGGGAAGTTCTATAACATCTCCACTCATAATTTTTCTGCCTAAAGTTTTAACACTAGCATTTTGATGTATTGTTATAAACAATGTGTCATTTTGCAAAAATAAACCAAACTGACTTAGATTAAAATCAGTGTCAGAAACATTATAGATACCCCTAATGGTATAAATGTCTTTATCATATTTTCTGTCACGATTTTCAAGGAATAACATATCTTGAATATTTCTCTCACTTTGAGTACTATACTGTGGCTGGTCTGCTGTTGCATCTTCGTCAGTAGGATTTTCAGTTCCTATAAACTTGTGTACAAAAAGGTCAGTTCCGCCAATACTAAACTGTTCGTAGATAACTTTATCTAAAAACTCATAGTCGGCTGTTTTGTTTGGTCTATATAAGCTAAGTCTTGGCATATACATATTTATCGATACGATAAATACTATTGGAGATAAAAAATGGCCGATAGTAACCTAGTAACTCAGAAACAAGAAATATACGATTATGCACACACTTTTCTAGGTGGAGGCATGGTTGATGTTGAACTTGATCCAATACATTATGAAACTGCTTTAACAAAAGCGTTAACACGTTATAGAATGCGTAGCGATCATAGTGTAGAAGAAAGTTATGTAAGTTTAAAACTTGTTGAAGATCAAAACGATTATACATTACCAAACGAAATCACAGAAGTAAATAAAATTTTTCGTAGAAGTGTTGGTTCACGCAGCGGCGGCGGAGACGGAGGTACATTGTATGAACCGTTTAATCTTGCCTACACTAATACCTATTTGCTTGCAGGAAGCGGTATGGGCGGCTTAGCAACATACGAGTTGTTTGCACAACAACAAGAACTAGTAGGACGTATGTTTGGTAGTTTTATCGAGTTTACATGGAACTCCACAACAAAAAAGCTAACTATTTTACAGCGTCCAAGAGCAGGTGAAGAAGTTCTTATGGAGTGTTATAACTATAGACCAGACAGCGAAATACTCAAAGATTATCTTGCAAAACAATGGATCAAAGATTATACACTAGCTGCTTGTAAATACATGTTAGGAGAAGCACGTGAAAAGTTCGCTACTATTGCAGGTCCTCAAGGCGGTACTAGCCTTAATGGAGCGAGTCTTAAAGCAGAAGCCCAGTCTGAAATGGAAAAACTAGAAGCAGAAGCAAGTTTAGCAGTTGCAGGCGGCACAGGATATGCATTTACTATTGGTTGACAAATATATGCGATCAATGTAATATAACTTATGCGAAAAAAGTTATTGATTGTCGGACACGGTAGACATGGTAAAGATACAGTCTGCGAAATATTAAGAGATAAACACGGATATAGTTTTGAAAGTAGTAGTGCATTTTGTTCTAAACTGTTCATCTATGATATGTTAAAAAAGAAGTATAACTATACTTCGGAAGAAGAATGTTATAAAGACAGACACAATCATAGAGCAGAATGGTATAATGCTATTTGTGATTATAACTATCCTGATGCTGCAAAACTTGGTAGAGAAATATTTAAAGCACACGATATTTACTGTGGTTTGCGTAATAAACGTGAATTTTTTGCAATGAAAAATACTGGTGTTTTTGATTATGCTATCTGGGTGGATCGAGGTGATCATTTGCCACCAGAATCAAAAGACTCAATGAGTATTGAACCGTGGATGGCAGACTATCATATTGACAACAATGGAACAGTTGATGATCTAGAGTTTTGGGTAACAGATTTAATATTTTTCTTACATAATAGACGTACTTAACCGCTAAAAACCGGTGGTTTTTAGGATTACCTGCTAAATATTACTATAAGCATCCTTAAGGAGAATAATAATGGCAGGATTGACATCACCAGGTGTTCAGGTCTCAGTAATAGACGAGAGTTTCTACACTCCGGCTGAACCAGGCACAACACCGCTTATCTTTGTAGCAACAAAGGAAAATAAATCAAATCCAGGCGGTACGGGTATAGCGCCTGGTACAACAAAAGCCAATGCAGGTAAAGTTTATGTGATGAGTTCACAAAGAGAGCTTGCAGAGACTTTTGGTGATCCACTATTTTATACCGACGAAAATAACAACAGTATTCACGGCGGCGAACAAAACGAATATGGTCTACAAGCTGCATACTCATATTTAGGTGTAGCAAACAGAGCATATATTGTTCGTGCAGATCTTGACTTAGATGGTGTTACAGCAAGTGCAACAGCAACAGCAGGAAAATCAGCAGACGGTGCATATTGGTTTGATACAAATGATTCAAACTATGGTATGTTTGAATGGAATGGCGAGGCAGCAACAACTACAGGCGGTCAAGCATTTACACTAATCACTCCTATTGTAATCACAGATACAACAAAAGTTGTTGATTATACAGGCGAAGATTATACACCAAAAGGTTCTGTTGGTATCAACGGAGATTACGCAGTTGTTGCAGTAACAACAACAAATAAACTATGGTACAAAAATAGCACAGGTGTATGGGTTGAAGTAGGTTCAACTGAATGGAGAGCAAGTCATCCGTTCTTAAAAGGCGTAAATAATAACCCAACTGTAACAGCAGGTAAAACCATTACAGTTGATTTAGGTTCAGACTCAACTGGTATACAAACAGATATTGTAATGTCAGGCACAACACTTACTGACGTTGTAAGCGATATTAACGGTGCAGGCGTTGGCGGTTTAACAGCAAAAGCTGTAAACGGTTACTTGCATATTTTCTACACAGGTGCACAAGCAGATACTGTAGCAATATATGGTGATGACGCAACACTTGATGCACTAGGATTACCAGCAGATGGCGCAGAACGTGCACTTCCAAAACTAGCTATTGCTGCACACACAGCAGTACCAGAATGGAAATCAACTGATACAACACCAAGACCAACAGGTAGTGTTTGGTTCAAAACAACTACACCAAACAGTGGTGCAAATATCTTAGTTAAAACATACAATGCAACCGCAGACGAGTGGAGCGAAGTAGAGGCTCCTATCTATGCAAACAACCACACTGCATTAAAAGAACTTGACAGCACAGGTGGCGGAGCAAATCTTGCAGTTGGCGCATTATATGTAATGTCAAATACATCAGAAGCAACAGATGCATTAGCAAACTTTAAAATCTTTAGAAGAGCAAATGCAGGTGCAACAACAATCACAAGTGCAGTTGTTGGCACAGGTACTTTTGGTGGAGCAACATACTCGTTTACATTACAAGAAACAAGAAAAAATAGTGCAGCATTAACAAACGCAACTGTATCTTGGACAGCAACAGGTGTAGCAGCCGACGCAGAAGCACTTGCATCAGCTATTAACGCATCAGGACTTACAAATGTAAGAGCAAGTGTAACTTCAGATAATAGAGTTACAATTTCACACAATATAGGTGGTGATATCCGTATCACAGATACAGACGGTTCTATTGGAACAATCTTTACACCATATGTTGCAACAAACACAGCAAGCACTAAAAACTTGTTCTATAAACCAGGTACTGATTCAAGTTCTAGCCCGCTAGAGTATCTTGCAAGTAACTGGGATGTATTAACATACACTGCAAAAGACGGTGAGCCAACAACTACACCAGCAGATGGCGCATTATGGTACAGCAGTGTTGTTGATGAAGTTGATATCATGGTACACGATGGAACTAACTGGAAAGGATATAAGAACGAATATGCTGATATGAGTCCAGATGGTCCTATTGTTTCTGCATCGGAGCCAACTGAGCAATCAGATAAATCTGCATTAGTTGACGGAGATATCTGGGTAAGCACAGCCGATTTAGAAAACTATCCAATGATCTATAGATACAATGGAACAAGTAGCAAATGGGTTCTGCTAGATAAAACAGATCAAACTACAGAAAACGGTGTGCTATTTGATGATGCTCGTTACAATACAGCAGGCGCAAATAGCGACGAAGAAGGTACGATTGCAGATCTACTTACAAGCGATTACTTAGATCCAGATGCTCCAGATCCAGCACTATATCCAAAAGGCATGATTCTTTGGAATCTACGTAGAAGCGGATTTAATGTCAAACGCTTTGAGCGTAACTACATTGATGTAGATGGCGAAAATGCTCGTCAGAGTGATGAAAGCATGGCAGGATATCATCCACATCGTTGGGTAACTGAATCAGCAAACAACCTAGATGGTTCAGGTAGTTTTGGACGTAATGCACAACGTAAAGTTGTAGTACAAGCACTACAGGCAGCAGTCAACAACAATGACGATATCCGTGATGATGAAAGAAATGTGTTTAACTTAATTGCATCGCCTGGTTATCCAGAACTAATCGGTGAAATGATTACACTGAATACTGATAGAGGACTAACGGCATTTGTTGTAGGCGACTCACCAATGAGACTAGCAAGTGATACAACATCACTAAGCGAGTGGGCAACAAACAAAAATCTTTCGGCAGAAGATGATAAAAATGGCCTAGTAACTAGTGACGAATATTTGGGTGTTTACTATCCAAGTGGATTCACAAGTGACAATGCAGGTAATAATATTGTTGTTCCAGCATCGCACATTGCACTGCGTACTATTGCACTTAATGACCAAGTTGCTTATCCATGGTTTGCACCAGCAGGTACAAGACGTGGTGGCGTAACTAACGCTACTGCAACAGGTTACATTAATGGCGAAGGCGAGTTTGTAAGCATTGCACTAAATGAAGGACAAAGAAATATCCTTTATGAAAACAATGTTAACCCTATCACTTTCCTAAATGGCGCAGGTTTAGTAGTTTACGGACAAAAAACTCGTGCAAGAAATGCAAGTGCATTAGACAGAGTTAACGTAGCAAGATTGGTTGTTTACTTACGTGGACAACTTAAGAAACTTGCAAAACCTTACATCTTTGAACCAAATGATAAGTTTACAAGAGACGAGATTAAGGCAGCAGCAGAAAGTCTAATGTTAGAACTACAAAGTTTAAGAGCTATACAAGACTTCTTGGTAGTTTGTGATACAACAAACAACACACCAGCAAGAATTGATAGAAACGAACTTTATGTAGACATTGCAATCGAACCAACAAAGGCAGTAGAGTTTATTTACATTCCGCTACGCCTTAAAAACACAGGAGAGATTTCAGGACTATAATATCATTAAATAGGGGGTTTATAAAAGAACCCCCTAATATGATAAATACTTTTGAATAGGAGTAAAATATGTCAATAGGTTTAAACAAAATCACAGTACCTAATGCAGGAGCAAATAGTAACGAAGGTTTACTAATGCCAAAGCTACAATATCGCTTCCGTGTTAGACTCATTAACTTTGGTACAGGTACACCACCTAACTATGAACTTACAAAGCAAGTTATCGATGTAACTAGGCCAAACTTAACATTTGAAAACATGCCAATTGAAATATACAACTCAAAAGTTAACCTTGCAGGTAAGCACACATGGAGCCCTGTAACACTTAACTTGAGAGATGATGTTTCAAACAATGTGCAAGCTGCTGTGTCTGCACAGATACAGAAACAGTTTGACTTTGCAGAACAAGCTGCACCAGTTTCAGGACAAGACTACAAGTTTAGAATGGACATTGACATTCTAGATGGCGGCAATGGTGCAATCGAAGAAAGAACACTAGATACATGGGCACTATTTGGTTGCTACGTAACAGAAGTTAACTACAATACTTTAGCATACGCAAACAACGATCCAGTATCTATCACACTTAACATCCAGTATGATAACGCTATCCAAAATCCAGCAGATGTAACAATCGACGGACCTTTAACAAACAATACGACAGGGGTAGGCGGCTAAAGTTTTACAAAACTATTGGCATTTTAAAAAGCAAGGATTTTTCCTTGCTTTTTTATTTTATGGGTACTTTATTAATAAGATAAATACATTATGGGAATATTCGACGGTCTTTTTGCAAACAACGTAACAGGTAGTACACTACGTGATTATCAACACGCTTCGAGAGTGTTTGTTGACAATAATATGCGTTTGGCTCCAAAACTAAAACATCTTTATCATGTAGTTTTAAACATAAATCCTAATATTACTATTACAACAAACGGTCTTGATAATGTTGCAAAAAGAGAAATCAATCTCTTGGTTAAACAGTGTGACTTACCAGGTTACCAAATGCGAACAGAAACACTTAACCAATATAATAGAAAAAAAGTTATACAAACAGGTGTACAATACGATCCTATTAATATGACATGGCATGACGATAGTGCAAATCTTACAAACTTTTTGTGGCAAAAATATTTTGAATATTATTATTCAGATGCTTCTCATAACTACGATACTTCACCTGTTGTTACAGATCCAGCATATTTAAGAACATCGCAAGGTTTAAATACTGGATATAGTAATGGGGATGTGATGGCGTATAAGTTTGGTTTAGATAGACCTGGAAAAACAGACAACTTTTTTACTAGTATTCAAATATTCCAACTACACACTCAAACTTTGCAACCAACTTCTACAAGTTTTACTTTAATAAATCCACTTATTGATAGTTGGGATCACGACGAAGTAAATAGCGAAGGATCAGAGTTTAAAACAAATAGAATGCGTTTAAGCTATGAAGCTGTAGTAATGGATTCAAACATAACAGACCCGGGCAACATTCCTGCGGGTTTTGGAGATTTTAAGTACGACCAAACTCCAAGTCCTTTAGGACAAGCAACAACAACAAGTCCATTAAGTGGAAGAAATGCACCTCTAAAAGGATCGCAGCAGTTACAAACAAACTCAAACTTATTTGGCTCTAATGTTGTTGTAAATGCAGCAAATATTTTGCAAAATCCAGGTAGTATAGAAAATGCAGTTGAAAACGTTGTTAGCGGCACTATAGCAGATATTGTTTTTCCTAATAATCAAACTGCACAAAACATTACACAAGCTGTAATCAAAAGGTTTTTATAAATGAGCTACGAAACTACGTTAACAAATAATGATAGTGCAAAGTCCACTAAAAGTTTTTTTACAAACTATGGAAAAGATAGTATCAACTTTGCAAGTAATGATGTAGATGCAGTTGTTTCTTTTTTTGTATCAAAAGGATTTGAAAAATCAGCAGCTATAAGTACAGGGACTTTGATTTTAAATCAAGCTAAAGCCGAAGGCAGACCTGTATTTGAAATCATAGAAACATTAAAAAATCTAGATAAAGTAAAACTAAACGAACTTGTTACAGCTATTTTAAATACAAATAGAAATAAAATCAGCATACTTGGATTTAGACAAACACCTTCTAATACTTCATTAGAAGAAAGGAATATCGTTGATTAATGGCAAAGTATGCACAAGGCAAGTTTTCACCAAAAAATCCTGACAAATATATAGGTGGGCGAACTCCAACATATAGAAGTAGTTGGGAGTTTGCTTTTATGAAATTTTGTGACGAACATCCTAGTGTAACAAAATGGGCCAGTGAAGCAATAAAGATTCCATACAGAAACCCTTTTACAGGTAAACATACAATATATGTTCCTGATTTTTTTATTGCATATGTAAATGCAAATGGTGAACAAAGAGCTGAACTAATCGAAGTAAAGCCTAGTAATCAAATGACAATGGAAAATGCTGGACGTAGTAAAAAGAATCAAGCACATGTATTATTAAATCATGCTAAATGGTCAGCTGCTCAAGCATATTGTAAACAAAACAAAATTACATTTAGAGTTGTAACAGAACAAGATATTTTCCATACAGGTCGTAGAGGATAAATAATATTAGTATATAACGGATAATACTATGACAAAAAAACTAGAAAATCTATTTGATTTGCCTGAAAACAAAGAAATAATAGAAAAAGAAAAAGTTGCTCCACAAGCTCTTCCTGCTTCTGAAGAAACATTAAGAGATATAGAAGAACTTGACAAGATTGCTGCTGCATTACCACAAGTAAAAGGCTTAGGAGAACTTGCTGATAAAGAACTTAATGAAGTAGCAGATAAAGCAATGCAAGCATATGACGATTTAATGGACTTAGGTATGAATGTTGAAAGTCGTTATAGTGGACGTGTGTTTGAAGTTGCAGGTAATATGTTAAAAACAAACTTAGATGCAAAAGTTGCTAAACTAGATAAAAAACTCAAAATGGTTGAGCTACAACTTAAGAAACAAAAACTAGATGCAGATTCTGGAGACACAGATGGATTTACAAGCGGCGAGGGTTTTGTAGTAACTGATAGAAACAGTTTATTAGAAAGATTAAAGGGTGTAAGTGATAAATAATGTATAACGGGATAGTACAATGAACAGTATCAAAGAAATATTAAACGAAAGTCACAGAACATATCCTTGGAAAATTGGCATTGCTGGCGATCTTCCTGAAGGTTGTGAACAACAAATAAAAACATGTATGGAAAAATGGGCAGTTGCAAGTTGGTCAAAAGTCAAAAAAACACCTATTCAAGAACGTCCACTTGATTTTCCGCAACTTGAAAATATTGACGTGCATTACTGGGACGCAGAAGTACGTTATCCGAGCACAAGAGAATCTGTTCAAGAATACATTGCAATGTGTTGCGATGTACCAGCAAGTCACATTATTGTAAGACATCCTGACGAACCACAAGAACAATATCAAGAAGTAAAAGACGAAAAAGAATATGAACCAATGTTAACACAGGAAGACATGGGCGGCGAAAGTGGTCAAGCAGACGTAGGCTCTACACGAGTAATGGATTTGCTTAAAGAACTAGAAAAAGCCAAAAAAGAAAATGGCGATAAAGATTACAAAGCAGAAACACCTGCTGATGATAAAATGAATGATAAAGCTGTATTAAGCTAGGAGATTATTATGGATAATGCAATGTTAAACATTTTGAAAGGATTCGACAATGTTGAAAAGAAAACATTGCAGGAATCGGCTATTGCAGAATGTCCTCCAATGGGAATGGATAACGGCATGGCAGCACCAGGCGGTGAAATCAGTATTAAACTAGATGACACTGCACAAATGGCAAAAGTTTTAATGGCACTACAGGCAGTTACAAGCGGCAGTGTAAATGATGTGCAAGACGAACCTTCAATGATGCCAGCACCAGAAGAAGTAGAAATGGAAGATTATGACAACGAGCCAGAAGAAGAATATATGGACACTGTAGATATGCTTCCAAGTGGTGATGATTTACATCGCCAAAAAGACATGAAAGCAATAAGAGTAAAAGATCCTGCTGTAGAAACAGCATCTATTAAAGATCGTTTATGGGCAGCATTAACCGAAAAAAAGTCAACATGCAGTGAGTGTGGAAAGCCTAGCTACACTACACTGCCTGAAGAAAAACAAAAAGGCGTAGACGGCAAAGTATGCTGGAAAGGCTACAAGCGCATGGGCACTAAGAAAAAAGGCGGTAAAACCGTAGACAACTGCGTTAAAATGTAAATATCCCCCAGAACTCAATAGCGCCTTTGGGCGCTATTTTTTTGACTAAATATTTTTATGTCAAAATCATTAGATGGCGTATTAGTAAAAAAAGCCAACAAACAAGAAACATATACAAATGCACAAGTTGAAGACTTATTAGCTTGTATGGATCCTGACACAGGTTATTTGCATTTTGCAAAAAACTTTTCTCACATTCAGCATCCTGTAAGAGGCAAACTATTGTTTGATCCGTATGAATATCAGTTAGGACTAATGGATAGTTATCATAGGTTCAGATTTAACATAAACATGATGCCTAGACAAACAGGCAAAACCACTTGTGCTAGTATCTATCTAGCATGGTATGCTATGTTTAATCCTGATCAAACTATTCTTATTGCTGCTCACAAATACACAGGTGCCCAAGAGATTATGCAGCGTATACGTTATGTATATGAAACTTGTCCTGATCATATTAGAGCAGGTGTAACCAGTTACAACAAAGGTTCAATAGAGTTTGAAAATGGTAGTAGAATAATCAGCCAAACAACAACAGGCAACACAGGACGTGGTTTGTCTATTTCGTTATTATACTGTGACGAGTTTGCGTTTGTGCAACCTAACATTGCGGAAGAGTTTTGGACTAGTATTTCACCTACACTAGCAACAGGTGGTCGTGCTATTCTTACCAGCACACCAAACAGCGACGAAGATACTTTTGCTACTATTTGGAAACAAGCAGAAGACAAGTTTGACGAATATGGAAATGAAAATGATGTAGGTCGCAATGGGTTCCATGCTTTCCGTGCAGATTGGTGGGAACATCCTGATAGAGACGAACAGTGGAAAAAAGAAGAAATCGGTCGTATTGGCGAAGAAAAGTTTCGTAGAGAATATGGTTGTGAGTTTTTAGTATTTGACGAAACTCTTATTAATAGTATAAAACTTGCAGTAATGGAAGGTACAGAACCTACAATACGACATGGGCAAACACGTTGGTACAAAAAACCAAGCGGCAAATACAACTATGCTATTGCATTAGATCCTAGTATGGGCACAGGAGGCGATTATTCTGCAATACAAGTAATAGAGTTACCGACTTACGAGCAAGTTGCAGAATGGCAACATAATACCACAGGAATACCTGGACAAATAAGAGTATTAAAAGATATATGCCAATATTTGCGAGACGAACGTGGCAGTGATAACGGTATATACTGGAGTGTAGAAAATAACGGATTAGGAGAAGCAGCTTTGCTAGTTATTCAAGATTTCGGCGAAGAAAATATACCTGGATTGTTTGTAAGTGAACCTATACGTAAAGGACATGTTAGAAAGTTTAGAAAGGGGTTTAACACAACACATAGCAGTAAAGTGACTGCATGTGCTAGATTAAAAACTATGATTGAAAACGATAAAATGCTTATAAAAAGCAAACCTTTAGTATCTGAACTAAAGGCATATATTGCAACAGGTAGTAGTTATCAAGCAAAACCTGGAGCAAATGACGACTTAGTTAGTGCGTTATTATTATCTTTGCGAATGATTGCAGTCATGAAAGATTGGGATCCTAAGATTTACAATACGTTTGTTCAAATCGAAGCTGAAGACGATTACGAAATGCCCATGCCTATCTTTATAAGTAGCAATATATGATAAATAACTATATGAATAAGTTTGACACAATATCAAAAGATCTTTTTGACAAAATTAGAGGACGCTTTGAAAACGTCACAATAGGTGATAAGAATGGGCAAGTTACTAACGTGCCTGAAGAAGCGAGATATTTTGATTTTGAATATGTTTCTGAAAATGTTCCATTAGGAAAAGTAAGTGTTAGTATTGATCCAGTTGAAGGATTGACTGTTATTGTTTCTAGAGATTTTGTTGATAATCAGTTAGAAAGTACACAAGACGGTTGGTACAACTTTTTAAAAGAACTAAGAATGTTTTCTAAAAAAAGAATGATGAAGTTTGATGTCAGAGATATTAATAAGGCAAACTTAACAAAAAAAGATTACAACTACTTGTCAACAAATCGTAACGAGGAAAATCCTATGGCCGAATCTAAAATGTATGGTACAAATAAAACCAGTTTTCAAAAAATAGGCAATGCAAGACTTGCTATTAAACATTCAGCACCAATTGGCGAAGGTGAAAGTAGATTAAAAAACATTTCATCTATTTTTATCGAAACACCAGAAGGTGAAAAGTTCAAATATCCTGTAAAACATTTGCAAGGTGCAAGAGCAATGGCTGTTCATGTTAGCGAAGGTGGTCATGCATTTGATGATTTTGGACAATATATTACAAGTTTAAGCGAAGAGTTAGCAAAGTTAGGCAAGTTCAAGACATACATGAGTCGCAAAAGTGTTATGGCCGAAACACTTAGCGAGTATATGGATATTGTTAACACAAGAGTAAAAAATGTAAAAAAAGAAATCTCAAACTTGCAAAAACCTGCATATTATGCAGAAGCATTTGCAAACTTTGTAGCACCAGTAATGGAGCAAGTACCAACTGATGTAGAAGAAGCATGGATTGATCAACTTACAGTAAAACAGTTTAACGAAGAGTTAAAAGATGTGTTTCCATACATTTACAATCTAGTAGGTGAATCTATGGTAGAAGAACTAGGTCCAGAAGACCTAGACGAATCAGGCTTGCAGTATTACACAGGTGTAAAAAAGCACGGTAAAGAATATATGAAAAAGGCTGCACAAGCAGGTCGTGAAGGCGCAAGTCAAGAAGAACTAGGTCGTTTAAAAGACAAATATAGCAAGGCAGAAAAAACAAAAGAAGAACTAGAACTAGAAGCAGCATTTGAAGGATTAATGGGTCAGTTTGCTGAACAAAGCACAAACGAAAGCAATGTAAAAGCAATTATTGATATGATTGCCAACGCTGATAATCCATCACAAATGGTAATGGATTTAGTAAACAAAGGCGGACCAGTAGGCGATTTCTTATACAGTGAACTAGAACAGTTAGCAGTTGAGGCAGGCAAAACATTTAACAACGCTGAATCAGAACCAGAAGAGTTTGTAGATGAACTATTGGCTAACATGGGCATAGAAGAAGGCAATGCATATGCACACGCAGTGCGCCAAGCAAAAATGAATGGCAAGAAAAAAGGCGATAAGATAGATCACCCAGATTCAGACGAAGACGATATCACACTAGAAAAAGAAAAAACACCAATCGGAGAGTTCATTCTATCTTACTTTGATAGAGAAAACGGAACATTTCCTAAAGGCGAAACAGCAGTATTGACCATGGTAGAAAAAGATTACGGAGAGCAATATGTTGAACCGGCTGCTAGATTCATGCAAAAAGCAGAGGCAATGTGTGCAAGCCGCAGAAAAAAGAAAACAATGGATAGCAGATATCCTGAAACCGAAAGAGTAAAGGCATTAGCGGGCTTATCATAATATAGGTAAGCCCCACATTATTAAATGTATGCAGGTTCTAAAGTTCCTTATTCATATGATACGTTAAAACAAGCATTAAAACGTAATGATCTTATATTATTCAAAATAAGAAAAAACGTTTTTTTAGAAAACATACCGTATCCTTGGACTCCAAAAAGACATCGTTTTGATTTAATACAAGCTCTAGTTGCACAAGTAGAATCAAAAATGCAAAATCATACCTACTATGAAGTGAGCATTGATAATAGATCCGGTGCCTGGTATGATGATGAGCCTATGTGGCATTTAACAAAGTTATATTATTTTTATAGTAATCAAGTTGATGAATATTTTTGTCCAATAACTATTGCACCTAATCATCCAATGTTAGATGTGCATCCTGGATTGTATAGAATGGCAATGCTAGATTATCAACCAGATCATACTTTGTTAACATTTATTATAGATTATAACAGATGTATGCATGATATGAAACTTTTTAATACTTTTTGTACTTTAACTAAAATGCATTACTTTTCTAAAACATCCAAAGACAAATGGGAAAAACTGATTAACCTTGATAAACTTGGACCAGTTACAATCACACATACAGCTCCTGGTCTAAACTTTGTCACAGATAGACCTAAGCAATCTGAATACAAAAAGTTATGGAATATATCTTACAATAAAAATCGTAAACTATTGAAAATAAACAAAAAACCTTTCTTGATTTTTAACGAAAATGATCAAGATTGGAGATTTTTTTAGTTGACAAGATAAATACATTTGTGTAGTATAAGACTTGTGCTACACATATTAGGCACATAGAACATAGGCAAAACAAGGAGGCATAACTATGGCATCATTAGCAGAAATTAGAGCAAAGCTCAAAGAACAAGAAAATCGTTCAAGCGGCAACACTAGCGGCGGTGGCGATAACGCAATTTACCCATTTTGGAATATGAAAGAAGGCGAGCAAGCAACGCTACGCTTTTTGCCTGATGGCGACGATTCAAACACTTTCTTTTGGAAAGAGCGTTTGATGATCAAACTTCCATTTGCTGGCGTAAAAGGTGAAACTGATTCACGTCCAGTACAAGTACAAGTTCCGTGTATGGAAATGTATGGCGAATCATGCCCAATCCTACAAGAGGTACGTGGTTGGTTCAAAGATCCAAGTCTTGAGGATATGGGTCGTAAGTATTGGAAGAAGCGTTCATATATCTTCCAAGGTTTTGTTGTAGATGATCCATTGAAAGAAGATGCGCAACCAGAGAATCCTATTCGTAGATTCATTATTGGTCCACAAATCTTCCAACTAATCAAAGCAGCACTAATGGACCCAGATATGGAAGAACTACCAACAGATTACACTGCTGGTGTAGACTTCCGTTTGTCAAAGGGTACAAAAGGTGGCTATGCAGACTACGGCGCAAGTAATTGGGCACGTAGAGAGCGTCCACTAGGTGATGCAGAAATGGCTGCGATTAACAATCATGGATTGTTTAATCTCAACGACTTCCTTCCTAAAAAGCCAGGCGAAGTAGAACTTAAAGTTCTTACTGAAATGTTTGAAGCAAGTGTAGATGGCGAAGCATATGATCCAGATCGTTGGAGTCAATACTTCCGTCCAGCAGGTATGGCAGCACGTACAGGTGATCCAAACACAACACCTGCACCAACACCTGCTCCACAACCAGCAGCACCAGTACAAGAAACTGTAAATGATACTGGTTGGCAAGATCCAGCACCAGCAGCAACACCAGAGCCTGCACCTGCACCAGAAGCAGCGGCAGAACCAGCAGGTGATGCAGGTGGCGCACAAGACATTCTTGCAATGATCAGAGCACGTCAGAACCAATAATAGAAAGGGCTTCGGCCCTTTCCTTTGCTTTTTAGAATAGGAGATACGTATGGCTACAAAAGCATTCGATCCTTCCAAGTTTCGAAACTCATTAACAAAATCTATTAAAGGTATGAGTGCAGGCTTTAATGATCCACAAGATTGGATCAGCACAGGCAACTTTGCACTTAACTATCTGCTCAGTGGTGATTTCCGTAGAGGTATTCCACTAGGCAAAGTAAGCGTATTTGCAGGCGAAAGTGGTGCAGGTAAATCGTATATTGTGTCTGGTAATATTGTCAAGTCAGCACAAGAACAAGGTATTTTTGTTGTACTGATTGACAGTGAAAATGCTCTTGATGAAAAGTGGCTACACGCATTAGGTGTAGAAACAACAGAAGACAAAATCCTAAAACTCAACATGGCAATGATTGATGACGTTGCCAAAACTATTTCAACATTTATGGATGACTATCGTGCAATGGACGAAGCAGATCGTCCTAAAGTGTTGTTTGTAGTTGATAGTTTGGGTATGCTTATGTCACCAACTGAAGTTAATCAGTTTGAAGCAGGTGATATGAAAGGTGATATGGGTCGTAAGGCCAAAGCACTGAAAGCACTGGTTACCAACTGT